ACGATGTTCCCACTGGGTACTACGTTGGTTCCTGACCAACTGTTGTAAGTACCTCCAAATACTTCTTGGTCTATAACCTCTGTTACTACTTGAGTCGTAATTGTCGTAGCTTGCATTGATCCTTGGGTGAACTGTGGTGTTATTGAGTTTGCCCTTACTGCTGTCGGTAACAACAGTAGGAGTAAAAGCCATTTGTTCATTCTTTTGCATCTGTGGGTTCTACAACTTCGGCTCCATTGATCTGTAGTGGTGTGACTACTCGAATTGTTTGGTAGCCTTGGGATGAATTTGCTTTAGCTATCATTTGCTCCATGTCTGCTTTAGTCATGGCATTCTTATCCTTTTTATTGATATTCAAACCAAAAGAACCAATTACTGAAGTAAAGATACTAGCAATAAAAGTAGGATCAAACTTCTGTTCAGGAATAGCTAAATAAGCTGGGAGTTGTATGTAAGCCAGAGTAAGGATTGCTCCACTCCAAGCTAATACAATCAGTCTTACCATTACGCCGATAAGGGCTAGCTGTTCGTCTCTATCGTCAACAGCATGTTTAATTTTGTTCAGTAATCCCTTCGGTGGGTTTTCCGTCTTTTCCAAGTTTCTTCTGAATACGTTTTACTGCCTGCATAAATACAGGTTTTAATATTTTAACTAAATAATTAAACATAGAAGTAGCAGTCAGGGTGGCGACTACAGAGACTGCAGCAGTAGTTGCCGCAGTCGCTACAATCTCCTCCCTTGGAACTGGTATCTCTACATCTGTCCAAGGTATATTTATCTTCCGCACTTCTGGTAAAGGGTTTTCCTTCTGCCCCTCTGGCTCTTCTTTCACCTCTTCCTCACCCTCTCTAGGAACGCCTACAGGGGGGCTTAAAAGTTCTGGAGGAGCAACCATAGGTTTATATGCTGGAACGTCTGCTGTAGGGACAGCTAGGATAGGCTCAGGAAGTATTGGTGGTTCAGGTATAACTTGACCTGGAAGATTGATGGAAGGGAAGATAGGAGGTTCGACCATTCATCAATGTGGTGGTTTAGTAGGTGCAGTTGCGTTAGATAGATCTGCCTCTAAAGCAGGCCACTCACGTAGTTGAATACGGTAGGCTTTCCAAGCATCCCTTAGATCAGGTCCAGCCACAGTTGTGGGTTTTAATGGCCAATCTTCAAGAAGCCATTTATCTGATTCTTCAAGTAAAGCATCACGGTATGTACGTAATGCTGCAATGTCTGCGAAATTCATAGTTGTTTATCCTCTTAAGTACTAGTAGCGTATGCAGTTAGGTCAGCTGTGATCTCGTAAGATTCTGCGGTAACATCTTTTAGCCCGACCCCCACATAACTTGGTTGGCTTAGTGTAATAAGCCATTTAGGATTAGCATCAGTGTCATTCTCATAAACAGTGAAGAAGTCATGGTTATACATGTAAGAATGAGCAGTCAAAACATTGCCAGTTGGGTCTGGAACACTAAAATAAGCTAATCTTTCCAAGCTGTAGTCAGCTTTAACACCGATTAACTGTGCTTCACCATAATCGAGGTTACACGTTGTATCCTTCTGGCCGAACATTAAATACCTATTTGCTCCCATTCCGATAATCTGGTTATAGCCCTTCCCCGAGATGTGAAAATACTGATTAAATTGGTTTGCTTCTGGACTTGTTGAGGAAGTGGTTTGCTCAGCAAGCTCAAACCCACTTCCTGACCAATGTGGTGTAAATATAGATGTGCTATTGTTATAATATACAATAGGTTTGTCATCACGTAAAAATACTTCAGGTACGCCGGCATAAATCGGGTTGTTAGGTGCATCTACATCAAAGACTGTTCCATTATGGTTGACATAGTAACCATACGTGCTTGCAGAATGCTGCATGTTAATAACACTAGCAGGTAGTGTAGTATCAACAGCAGCTATATCTGGTTGGTAATAGTGCTGGCCAAAATATGAATAACTACCAGTATGTGGGAATGTTGTGCTTCCTACGTTTTGCCAACCAGTAGATGTAGCTTCCGCCTTGTAGTACGAACCATAACTATAATTAGAAGGGTGTATTGTATGTTGCGTACCTGTACCTTGTGGTAGTGCAATACATCTACTACCGTACTTGTTCATAGTAGCGCTAGCATTATTTGTTGTACTTGCTTGCAGAGTAACTGTTCCGTCAGTTTGAAGTTGACCATAAGCATGTCCGTAAGCATATTCTGTGGAGGAAGACGTATCCCAACCTGCTATTCCAGAGTTAATGAAACACCCATGTACAGGCTCATAAATAAGTGTAGTATTATAATTCACAGCTCCTGTAGCCACATTAGTATTCACCCATACATCTTGAGGAGTTCCTACAGTAATTGCACCAGTAGATCGGTTTACTGTAATAGGCGTCATCGCCGTACCCTGTTTAAATGCTCCAGCTGTGTCATCACTGTAGTGAACCCAATGGCCAAACGTATTTCTCGATTTTAAAACACCATTTGTACATTGCCCTCCTATCCAGCCATGGCCCTGACCACTTATGCTTCTATTTGTACCAGTAGCTGCATGTATAGGTACTTGAACTGAACTAGTTGGGGTGTCAGCAACAAGTGGTGTGGCACTTCCTCCTGCTCCTGCTCCTCCTCCTCCTGAACTAAAACCTGCTATTGAAGATAAATTTGTCATGATTAATATATAAAAAAAATTGTTAAAAGATTAGGTTTAAGTTACGACCCAGCCAGTGGTTGCATCGGCTGTATAAATTAGAGTTACATAAGCATGATTGACATTACAAACTAAGTCTGCAGCAGCTCCTTGTATATTATTACCGTTTTGTGCGACTGTTAAATTATTAGTAGCCCAAGTTCCTTTTATATCAGTTACCGTGACATACTGACCTACAGTTGGTGATACTGGAAGTTGAATTGTAAAAGCAGCACTACTAGTATCAGTTGTATATTTTGTGTTAGCAGCAGCTGTTGCTAGTTGTGTTCCGTCGATAAAAGGTTGGAATGTAGTTGTGCTGGTGAGTTCACCAGTTACGGTTACACCAGCTGTTGTGGTTTCTAGTTTCTTACTGCCATCATGAGATATCTCAACACCAGCACTTGGTAAGCAATGAATCCAGGACTGATTAGCATTTCCAGTGCCATTGTCTTGAAGGTAGAACTCTGTACCTCTTAGGTAAAGATCACCAGTACTGCCATTCTCAAGCATTGTATGATAGCCACCACTACCATCGGAACTGGAAGTGATAGATGTATTACTAGCTGCTCCAAAATGGGCAGAACCGCTTACTGTAAGGATTCCAGTTACATCTACAGCTACGTTTGTAGTTGAAAGCCTTTTAATATCATCATGATAAAGCTCACAAGCTCCACCTTCAGTAAATTGAGCTATTGATCCTGTTGGACCTTCGATCAGTACGCTTTGGCTTGCTGGAACCTTATGACGCATGTGTCCAGCGAGTGATTCAATTCTAAGTTCTGATGAACCAGAAACCTCATATATTTCATAATTGCCACCTAAAGTAAGTTTATCACCTTGAGCTATGTCTACATCACCTGTAAAGTTAGCTCCCACTAGGTCAGCTTTAGCAGATAGATCTACTGCTGCTACTGCTGTGGTGACATATTCTGTAGTTGCAAGCTGTGTTGTGTTAACACTAGTACCAGCTGTTGGTGCAGTTGGTGTACCTGTGAATGCAGGGCTAGCTAGAGATGCTTTACCTGCTACATGAGCTAGAGGTACTACTGTATCTACATTATTATTAGTACTGTCTGCGAATATTAAGTTGTCTGCTTTAAGATTTCCGTATGCCATTTTAAGAGATTAACCAAGTTGAGTTTACAGGGATTGTTACAGTATTACCTGCGGTTGCAGCATTTGTAGCTACATAAGGTTGTGCGTGATTTTCAGGATTGTATGTTAGATCTGTTCCATTGTGAGCAATAGTTACAGGCCCATCGTATTTATTAGTACTATTATTAAATACTAAGCCACCAGACACTGAATGAGCATTCTTATCTAGCTGTATTGTGTAGTTAGCATCGATTACCTGATCATGCTCAACAATTATTTTCCTATCTTCACCGTATCTAGATTCAGGATCATTAGCGTAATACTCTTGGGCAATATAAGACTCCGAACCTGCAGTTGAATTACTTACCTTTACTCTGAGAGTTAATTGACTATGACCATCGAAACCACTAGGGAAACTACCAGCATCTGAGAAGACTACTCCGTTAGTAGTAGTCCAAACGGTGTTTGATAATGAGATTCCTGTACTATCAGTAATCTGCACAAAAGTTCCATCTGGAGTAGGTGCTAGATTATTAGGATCTGGTCCTGGTGGTGAAGGTTGATTACCAGTTAATGGGTAATCAGTCGCTAGTGTAGCTAAGTCATCTACCACTTTATAAATAGCTGAAGCAGCTACTGAAGCTGATGCTTCATTTGCAAGTCTTACAGCATATTTAACACCTTGAGGATCAGTTACGGGATCAGTACCGTCACCCCTTAATCCATTTGAATCTGCTACATACAGTTCAACCTGATCGATAGCATACTTAACACCTTTAGGGTTGGATCCTACACCATCACCTTGTAGTGAGGTTCCATCATGTACATAAGTATCTGTAGCATCTTTAGCATCTTGCGCGATACTGATAGCACTTGGATAAGGTGTGCTAGCAGTTTCATCTCTAGAGTTACTCAGTGCTTCTGAAGCATCTACTGCAGCATCCTTAGCGATACTAATAGCACTTGGGTAAGGTTGGCTAGCAGTTTCATCTCTAGAGTTACTTAACGCTGTAGCAGCATCTGCAGCTGCATCTGTAGCTCTAGAAATAGCGGATACGGGTGGATTAACAGTTTCATCTCTAGAATTACTTAATGCGGTAGAGGAGTTCTGCTCTGCAGTCTTAGCGAGATCGATAGCCTTTGGATAAGGTTGGCTAGCAGTTTCATCTCTAGAGTTACTCAGTGCTTCCTCTGATAGATCTACTGCATAAGGGACGCCCTGTTCATTAGTGCCTTGACCGTCACCGTTGATAATCCAGTCATCAACTTTGGCAACTGCATACTTAACACCTTGAGGATTTCCTCCTTGCCCATCACCCTTTAGTCCAGTACTATCTGCTACATATGTTTCAACTAGATCAACTGTATATTTAACACCTTTCGGTTGACCGTCATCAGGACCACCGCCTTGGAGATTAGTGCCATCATGTACGTAGGTATCAGTAGCTGTTTTAGCAGGTATAGCGTAGTTATCCTTAGCGTCAGTTGCTGTAGCTGAAGCTGCATCTGCTGTGTTAATACCATATCTTAGGCCCTTAGGATCTGTACTAGCATTTGTATTACCACCTGTTGTGACCCAAGTAGCGCCATCATCAGTTGTAAATCCAACAAGGCGGTCGACAGCTGTCTTATTATCTTCAACCTCTTTCTCCGATTCTTGTGTTACAAATAAGTTTTGAGTGAAGTTATTATTTAAGTCAGATGATCTGATAGCTGAACCTGGGTAGAAGGTTGCAGTTAATTGAGATGAATCTGTATCTCTATATACCTTACCACTTACTACGAAGTCAGTATTTCCAGTGCCGGTGACATTTTTTGGAGCGCCACTAGTTTCTTGGAAATCTGTTGGTGTATCTATTGCTGAGAGGGTGACAGTTACAGCGTCTGGGGCAAGTTTGAATTTTGTATGATCTAAAGTTGTAAACGTTGTACTTCCAGTTGTGTTAGCTTCAACTGGAGATCTAGTAAGTTCAACTTTTATATCTGTTATATTTTGGTAGGGGAAAGTAAATGGGAACGCTACTTTGCTCCCATCTATCCCAGTCATTGTATTTGAAGTGACTGCCATAATGTTTATTTAGCTATGTTGATAACGTCTAAGTATTCTTGTTGACTTTGTTTTGCTCCTTTAACGTTTCCTCTCCTTAGTTTCTGTTTAATGTCTTCCTTATAACCACCTTGTAGTAGAGCTGCCTTACCTGCTTGTTCCTTCTTATAGGCTTTCCAAGCTGCTTGACGTGCTTTTCTATGTAGTTCATCTAAATGTTGATGGACGACTAACTGTTTAATCGGGAAGTCTTTCTGCTCTAAATTACCTCTACCTATTTTGTATTCTTTAATTTTCTTATCCCAATATTCATGAGGATGGTTCATCATTTCTTCAATACGCTTAACAAGAGGGTATTTTTTACCAATCCAATTGTTAATCCACTGTTGTGTAGCTGGATCTACAGGATCTTTTGAAAGTGGATTAGTTTGCATAATCTGTAAGTTATCCCAACCTGTATCTAGTAGCCACTGTCTCCAAGGTTCCATACCTCCATTACTTTTAAATGCAGGCATAAAAGCGTTAGCTGCTGCAGTTAGACCTTCAAAGTATCTGATAGGTTCTCCTGTGTAGACATCTAGAGCATCTTTTAGAATTGCATTATTATTAAATAAAAACTTATTCCTATTAGCTAGGTGGTACTGCCATTCATTCTTTACATCTTTAACTTGTGATGTAACAGCTTTAGATAGTAAACCTCTAGCTCCTGAGAATGGTATAAGTGAGTCTACATTATTAGCTGTAAACCGTGCCCAAGCTGATTCATCACCTGCTTGTAAAGCAACTAAAGGTTCTAATCCACTCATGAAAGTGGAATTAGTGACATTAAGTTGAAGTGCTTGAGATATTTTTCTAAATATATCTTCCTGAACTGCCTGATCTACACGATTTGCATGGTAAACAACATCAGCAGTTAGTCCCATAATTGATTGGAATGGTTCAAAGCCTTTATAACTATGCCATTTACCTGTGAAAGGATTTCTAATAGATAGAGGTTTCCAACCCATTTTCTGCATTCTATATCTTTCAGCAGCATCTTGTGGACCATTACCAGTTAGTTGACCGTTAAGTGCCATTAAACCAGTACCTGTAATGAGACTTGCACCCATTATTTGACGTCCAACATACTCAGATTTAAGGGCTTGGAACGCTATTGGATCCATCTTATCGATGCCGTGTTCAGATAATACTTCCAGTATTTGCTCTGGTGTCTTAGCTTTAAATAGACGTTGTGCTTTTGTCAGACCAATAGGTAGGCTACTTACTGGTGTGAATGAGAATGATAATTCAACTGCATTAAGACCTGTCCTCATGAACATGAATAAAGCTTTAGATGCAGGTACCTTATCCATCACTGTTTGTAAACCATTAACAAGATCATTATCAAGGTTTAAAGCGATTTCACTGGATGCATGTTTAGCTGCTTTATCAGTTAAAACACCCTTAGCATCAAACGCTTCATCATAGAGTTTCTGTTGAAGTTTATTAAAGTCAGATCGTTTAAAGGCTCCATTAGTAGCTTCAAACAATTCATCAAATGCTTTAGCTCTAGCACTAGCACTTGCCATCATTGAATTCGTAAATCCATCAATAGCGAACATTGCATTAATACCAAACCTAGGAATAGGATTATTATTAAAGTTAGAAAGTTGTTGTGCAATATTAATTAAAGCTATTTTACCTTCTTTACCATCTGCTCTGAGTCCTTCCTTCATTGCATTTAGAATTTCAAGATTCTGATCAGCTTCAAAGTTTAAGTCTGCTCGTCCTCTTCTCATAGCTTCTTGAGGGTTACTAACAGCTAGCCCCCAATCATTAGCCATAACTTTTCTAGCTCTATTTACGGACTCCATAAAGCCACTGTAGCTAGCTAAAGCACGTTTAAATTGATAAGCATCACCTGCAATAGCTTTAGGTGCTGAACCTGCTAAAGCAGATACTGGTTTAACCATCATTACAGTAGCGTTACCCCAAGCTGCTCTAACAGCAGATAGACCACTTAATACTGAGTTATACCTGACACCATTTAATCCCTTTAAAATAAGACTAGGGATCTTCGGGTTTCTATCGTAAATACCTTTCTGAATAATTCCTAAGTTCTCAGCTGCCCAAGCATGCATCTTAGCTAAAGTATTGACATCACCACCAGTAGCGTCAAACGCCATGGTGAAGGCTTTACGGTATTCAGGGTTATTCTTAGTAATATCTTTTAGAGTTTCAACTGTATCTTTAGCTTTCTCTTTAGCTGCACGTAAACCATCTTCAAAGACTTTTCTGTGATCTTCTAATTTCTGTGCAACCCGTGGGATATCTGAATTACCTGTTAGGTTTATAGATTGTAAATCCAAACCACGGATGTACTGATTAGCTCTAAGTTCAGTAGCAACTAGTTCTAAGTTATCAAAAGCAATCTCTGTTTGACGTGTTACATCAAAGAAATCACCCATACTGTTTGCAACTCTAGATGCGTCTGAGACAGTGTTACCTGCCTGCTGAACCATCATTGCTGATGCTCTTATAGTATTTGGATCAAAGACATCATCAAAGGCTTTCCTGAATGCATGCGATAGTGTAATAAAAGCTTGCTGATCTATGAACTTTTGCCCTTCAACTATCCTTGTCTTCAATGTATTAAGATCTTTAGCAAATTTCTTTACATCAGAACCTAAAATATTAGAAGTTAAACTATCAACTGCTTTCTTCATGTCGTCAGCAGACAATGTTCTGCCTTCTCTAATGGCATCTATCTGTTTAGGCATATTAGAGAATAGATCATGTAGCATTGCTGCTCGTTCAGTCCCATCAGCAGCTCTCATAAAATCTTTCTGATAGTGTTCAGTGACGATTGGAGCTGGTCTTGGATTAAGTGTTGGATATTTCTTGATCTCTGCAATATCAACTACAGCTTCAATAGGGTCTGCTTTAGGATGTGGAATAGCTTTACTGACAGGGTTAGATGGAGTATGAACGAATGGATCATATCCTTTAACACCTTGTGGGTCAGCTTCTAATCGACGGAGACCTTCTTCTGTTTGTATTTGTTCAGTTAGGTATTTGTTGACTTTAGGGTCTGTAACTTGACCTTTATTCCAAGATGCTTTGGCATCGGTGGAAACCTGTTGGAGTTCATCAAATAATAGTTTTCTACCTAACTGGCTATCTTTTTTCCATTGTTCTGACGGTGGGTTCTGTATCAACCATTCTTTTTCTGCTCTCCGTTCTGGAGTATCAAAGGCACTGAATTTACCAGTATCTCCATCCTTGAATTGGCGATTAACACGGTAATTCCATTCGCGATCTAAATCATCTATCTTTCCATATATCTCCTCAATAGTTTCTTTATATGGAGATTGTTCAGCCCAAGCATTTTTAGCTTGTACTTCTGATTTAAAGGAATCCCAAGCATTACTTAGCTTTTGATCTATCCGAGCGTTTGTGGCAGCATCAGTTGCACCTTCTCCAAAGAATATAGCTTCATCAAGTTCAGCCTCCATATTTAAAGAACTAATCTCTTCATCCATAGCTTTTAAAGCTGGACTTTCTGTAGCTTCCTGAACTAAAGCAGCTTCTCTAACATCTCGCTTAACAAGTAACTCTTCTCCTTCTAATCCTTTAGCTGTATATTTAGTACCTTTACCTGTATTCTTAGCGAATCCAAACAGTACACCAATCAAATCACCTGCTACTGACAAGCCTGCTGTATCAAACATCTGCTTCCAGTACTTCACATTAGGGCTATCAGTTGATTTAGTAGCCCAAGGTATATGTGTACCGAAGTTTTCATTCAACGTTGCTGCTAGGTTTTCATCTGTAGCAGATGTACTAGCTGTAGTAACAACTAGATCTGCACTTAAGTGAGCACCAATTTCAGTTATAAGTTTACCTTTACCACCTAGTTGACCCCACATAGCTGTGGATTTAGCTGCGCCTGAAAGTAGTCCTCCTCCATATAAAGAAGGTATAGCTACTCCTGATATCTTACGAACCATTCTGTGCATTGGTTCTTCTTCAGATATGGGGTTAGCTTTATCCCACACATCTTTTACAGCTGTGAATGGATCTCCAAAAGGATTAGCTTTATCCATGAAAGTACCTACACCTAAAGCAGTATCGATTAAGCCACCAATAGCAGCTTGTTTCATCTCTACTGATTCTTGCTGACCTTCTATGATCTTCCCTATCGCGCTTGGTTCATTCTCTTGAGCTTCAGCTAGATTAGCATCTAGTGCTTCCTGCTTTTGCTGCATATTTCTTTCTTGAGCTGCAGCTTGCTCTTCACGTACTTCTTCGTCGTACTGTTCTTGTAGAAAATCTTCTTCAGCTTGTAGTGCTTCTAAAGCTGGGTTATATGAATCTGTCATTATATATAAGATCCTCCATAGTATGCATTAGATGCTTCTCTCATTAAATTAATAACCTTTTCTGCAAAAGCCTTATCAGCTTCTGTACCTATCTCGCCAGTTGAACCAGATCCAGCGAACCCGATATCAATCTTAAAACCGTTGTAATGAGATCTAGCATAACGTGCATGACTCCCTTGAACACCTCCAGGTAAATCAGGGTGTTCTCTTGCGTTGATACCTCTATCTAATAAGTACCGACCAACAAAAGCTGCTAACTCTCTAGATCTAAATTCAACATCAAAGTGAGCATTACCAGCACTACTGTGACTCCCGTCTGGAAGATCATTAAAGCCTAACTGCCATGGGCCAAGTATCTTTGTAATACCACCTATACTTGTTGTATTACCAATAGCTGCTGTTTTGAGTACATCTATATTAGCCCCTTGTTTTATAGATTCACTGATGATTCGTCTATTATCATAATTTGTTTGTATTAACTGTTCCTGAGCAGCTACCGTATCATTAAGCCACTGCGGTACATTTACATTTGCTGCTTCCATTTGATACTTCATCACCATTGCGGCTGTGTCGTTTGCTGTAGTTAACTTTGCAATTTGATCTGCTCTAGACCATTCATGTTGCTGCACATTACCCGGCAGTGTCCATCTCTGCATTGAATTACTTTTAAATATAGCTTCAGGTGTATGTACTATGTCTTCTCCCCTATCTCTATATGTTTGAGCAAGCTTAATTGGTTTAACTGGAGTAGCTTCAGATGAAATATATTCAAAACGGCTTTCATTTGGATTCTGATCATTTTCAATATATTTATATGGTCCTCTAGGATTATCTGGATCTGTACCTTGTTCAAATTCCTCTATAACTTCTTTCCTTGCTTGTACGTGCGCATCTTCTGGGCTGAGTGTATTTCTATAAGCATGGACTCTTCTATTATAATCTGCAAACATTAAACGTTCTACTTCAGCAGCATCAGCATGACCAATATCAAACTCACTCTTTTTACCTGTAAGTTCAGAAACTTTTGTTTTAAAATCTCTTTTAGCTGCTGTAACTCGCTCCTTACTACCAGCAGTTTGAGTATCTCTCACTTCCTTAAGTAGTTCACGTCTCAAACTTCCTTTTGGATTAAATTGATCTATAAATGATTGAGTAATAGGGACTCCACGTGCTCTAGATTCTTCAGCATACTTCTGTATTTCCGTATTCCTTGCTTTATCTGCTGAGTCAACTAATGGTTGGATTGATTGCTTGGCGAATGTTGAGACATTTTTATTTTCTAGGATACGTCTTAGGGCTGCATCTTGTTCTGATGGAGGAAGTTGAAATACACCATCCAATAACCCTTCAAGTTCTTCAGCTCTATCTAATCTAGACCTGGTTAAGTTACCGTTTCTTCTTCTATTTTCAACAGCTGTTCTCTCGTAAACTGCCTCATCTAGTTGATTTGCTAATCCAGGATATAACTCTTTTAAAGTACCTACCTCGCCATTCGCATTAGTTACTTTTAAGTTATACAGCTGACCTAATTCATCTGGATCTATTTGATCATTTTTTACAAGATGACCTGCATGATCAATATAATTCTTTAGGAAACTATGTGCTTGCTTTCCTCCACCTGCGTCATCATACTTATTCTGAATATTCCCAGCTTCAAACTCACCTTTGAAGGTTTGCCTATCTTTCTCCAGACCTTCAACTTGGCTCTGTTTGAGCATAGTTTGGGTAGCTTTATTCCTAAAGGTATTCACTTGTGATTCAAATGAACCCTTAAGTGTTTCTTCTCGGAAAGGAAGTGAGTAGTTACTTAGACCTGATTGATTTTTAAATCTGGTAACAAACTCTTCAATGATTCCTTGACGACTACTGTTGTTAGGTAGGCTTGTAGAATTTAGTGCATCATTAAATGAGACACCATCTGCATTTTCAACATTACCTTCAGCTGCTATAAACGCAGTGAAGCTGTTGGCAAGTTTTCTTACATCATATCGTTCAAAACCTAAACCATAACCGCCAGTTCTCTGCATCATGGCATTGTATTGATGCCAGCTTATACCTGCCTCTTTTAGAGCTACAGCCCAAGCTTGAGTACTAGTTGAAAACTGATCTGATGTTAGAGATGAACTTTTGAATTCCTTATATTGATCTGGAGTGAGGCCAGCTTTCTCTAAGGCTTGAAAGGACTGATCTGCATCATACGCCTTTCTCTTTTCTTGTATTTCATTGATTGACTCTGCAACTTGAGGAAGTAGTTCAGTTAGTGCTTGTAGATTACTACTATGTACTCCAGCTTCCTGCTCAGCAAAGTCAGCTGCTAACTTAGCGTTAGATACACGTTGCTTTCTTTCTGCTTCAACGCCTTGGCGTCTAGTTTCCTCAACGATCTTTCTTGCACTCTTTTCAGTATCATACTTTTTATTGAGAGCTGCAATAAGAGTTTTATCACGGTCTTCTAATGCTACATTCTGATCTTTAAGTTCCTGGATAAATTCTTTGTCCCTGTCTCTTTTAGCCGCAGCTTTATCAGGTACTTTTATACTTCCTCGGAAACTTCCTTTACTCCCGTAGGAGCGAAATTGTGCTGCCATTTATTTAGTAATGGTATGTTTATGTTTGTGTGTGGGTGGATTGATTTAATTATTTAAGCGAAGCCGCCTCCACCATAGACTGTATCACCTGAACTACCGTAATCTATACCTGGGTTGTAACTACCACCTCCAACTATATCATTTGGGTCATCGTAATTAGGAGTATTCGCATTAAAACCTGAAACTGCCTTAGCAATACCTGCTCCAGCTTGAGCGAAGGCTGTTAGACCAGCTCCTGCCATTAGGTTAGGTGCTCCTACAGGACCAGGTGGTTGCTTGCTTCTAAATATATCTGCGAAGTGTGTCTCAGGTACTTCATATGGTGCTGGAATTGGTGGTAGATCTGAGTAAGCCTGGGGTGGTGCTAGTCGTCTACTATCTGCTGACATATCTGCACCATATTGATCATGTGAAATTCTAAGATGTGCAAGCTCATTAGCTTTAACTGCACTATCCCAAGAAGAAGCTGTTTTCTCTTCATCTAGTTGAGCTTGTCTACGTGCGTACACGTACTCATGGAAATTAGAAACTTGCTTGAGTTTAAATGCCTCATCAGATTTAGTGACAATGTCATTCAAGAACGCTTGTTGCATACCTGTAGCCATGGCTACAGACTGTAGGTTCTTCTTCCTTGTCCTACCTGATTGACCTATTACGTTAACTTTAGCAGCGGCATCTAAACCTTTTAACCAACCTTCTAAAGATTTAACTGCAAATTCACCTCGTTTAGAGATTTGTTGAAGATCAATATCCTTTCTAGTTAAGTCGAACTTATCTCTAGCTCGACCTTTATCCATAGCTATATCTGCATACTGGAATTGAAGCAGTTTCTGTTGATCTTCCATCCACAAATCCTGCTCCATTCTGGCAAGCTCAGCACCCATTGCGTTATAATCTAACTGCTTAGCATACTGACCTTCTGAAGTATTATACCGTTCTACTTGACTTTTATAATTATAATCTCTAATATACAGGTCTCGATTATATCTATCGTGAGACATCTGATTGGTGAGATCCCTTAAATTCTCGTTGTTTAACTTGGCAAGATCTAACTCATACTGTGCATAGTCTTCCCTTCTCTGAGTTTCTTCCCAGTTAAACTCCCACATCTCTTTATTGTAGCCTGCCTGTTTATTAGCTGCATCCTGCTTCGCTTTTTTATCGTTATAACCGCCAATAGCACCTGCAACAGCAGAAACTCCTGCGATAACTGCTCCCCATGCCATATCTTAAGTCCTCCTATAATAACGTGGTGAATATTGTCCTTCCCACATCATTGAGTTAAGTGATACTGGAAATGGTGAGTTACTGAAAACTCTTAGATTGAAATTGTCTGTACGTTGATGTACTGGAATAGTAAACATATTCTCTTCTGCTATTGGGACGTCATCTGCTAAGTATTGGTTAGCATCTTGTACTGGTTGTACATCATACCAAGTGTCTGTATATATCTCTACAGTTTGTGCAGGTGTAGTTGTGTTATCACCATTATCTATTTCCCCTGTAGGTACATAACCTGAATTAAATGTAAGTATGCAGCTGTTATAAGGAGCTGGGAAGTTCTCATATGTGTAAGCAGTACCAGCTGGTTGTCTTACACCGTTTACTTTAACTACAATACCGTTTTCTTCTTTAAGAAGGAATGGAAGTGTAAACTGTGACTTCAGGTGCGAACCAGAAGTGATTGGCCATCCATCAGTGTTTGAAGTAGCTGTACCTGTGACTGTATAATATTGACCTTGATAACCTTTACTCTTAAGTTTGAAAGATATACCGCTTGACGCTCCTACTGCAAACTTCATACGTGCAATAGTTAAGTTAGCTGAATAATCGACAGCCTCATTCCTTTTAATGTAGTATGTTTTAGGTAACTCTATATCGAAATTATACTGATAACCTACATAAACATCTGAAGCTGAATTAGCAAAGTTTAACTTAGGTATTGAGAAATATGTGTCAGCATTACCATCTACGTACCTGTCAGGATTAATGGTGAAACCTGATTCAGTAACACCAGAACCCTTAATAAGAATAACAGGGTTGAGATCTGTTATGTCATTGTAAGGTAAGTAACATCTAGAATGATCCACAGAGTCAATTTCTGCTGTAGCTTTAGCTCGTTCACCCATGCATGTCCACTCTATATTACCGTCTGAGACAGGAGAGCCGACGGTTGTATGTGTTGGAGGTGTTGAACCCGATGTTCCAGGTGCACCTACTCCTGCTTGATAAACATGGTCCCCATTGAATACCTGAGCTTGTGCTTGATATGTAGTTGCAGTTAACCACTGTTCACCAATAGTTACCGCAGGTACTGTTCTATACCCATTACCTTCATTTGTAATAGTTATTCCAGTTACGCTTGTACCATTCCAGACAGTCGTAGCTGTAGCTGTTACCCCATCGGGGTCACTCGGTGCTTCAATTGTTACTGTAGGAGGTACTGTATAACCCATATTATTGCTATTATCTATCGTAATAGATTTTACTTCTCTACATTTAACTGAACTAGCATTGTGGAACAAATCCATATGCGGATTGACTTGCTGCCCATCATTAGTAACGACAATATCTTCTGCTGTAGATTTACTGATACTAGCTTTAAGTAATATTGTAGTAGTACCGTCCAATACAATTAACCACATAGTATCATTATCAATTGTGCAGTACTGTATCTTTCCTGGTAATTTCCATTCAAACCAAGACTGCATCAACTGTTCTTCACCAACATTATAAACTCTATATAGATAGAGCCGGTCTGATTGTCTACTAAAAACACCAGTAAGAGAATTCTGTGGACTAGAGAATAAGGTATCTATTGTTTCTGGTATCCACTGAGAAACTTGTCTACTGATATCTTGAATGATTGGACTCTCTTCATACCCTCGTGTCTGCATACCAAAGATACGTGAGTAACTAGGTGTCTTACTGACAAAGTTGATGTTAGTTCCAATATCTACAGGATCTATATTTGTATCCATCTCATAGTTAGAGATAGAACGGATGATTGCTGAGGAAGGTGTTAAAGGTCCATCAGATCCAGCAAACATCATGAACTGTTGATTCTTACTAAATAGAATCAAACCTTGTGCAGTAGGCACCACACCATGTAATACAGCTGGTCTAATACTCGAACAACTAAGATCAATAGGATCTGAAGATAGGCTAGTTAACGCTGAAGTATAGTAAAAGTTATACCAATCCTGTGCTTGACTAAGAGATACATTATCTTTAGTTAAAAACCCTAACCTTGTATTATATAGGAAGGCTTGTTGGATAGTTACAGGATCTTCTGTATTAACAAATGAAGGGTGTGAGTTTGTTGTATCATCTCCTACTAATCTATCTTTCCAGTCAATACCTATATAATCAAATACATCAGGTATGTCACTAGTTAACTCATGAGGCATACTAATATTTAGAAGACCAGTAGATACGTTAGGATCAACTGTCTCCTCCCAGAATCCAGGGCCTGCACCGCTGCCTGCTTCTGTTCTAAATTTCGCCCAGTAAGCAGTACCTGATTCTGACGTATTAATGATTTTAACTAACCTGTCATGAGCGCATTGATTAGGTAAATCAGTTAGTACATTAACTTGCTCTTGAAATGAATCTAAATTAACGCTACCAGCATCATCATTTACTTCAAGAGTGAAAGGCGAATCACATTCTAATTCAATAGAAGATGGTAAAGCCGTTACAGTTAAATTAGATACATTAAGAGCGTTGATATTAGTAACTAATTGAGCCATAATATCATCGGCATTCAGAACCTCAGTAGCATTGCCAGAATCCTCCATCACCGTGATGAGATCTGCTGTTTCAGTACCGTTTATCTTTACGTTATATTTTGAACCATACCTGACAAAATTTAACCGTACAGTACCTTTCTTATTGCCAACATATGTAGGTGCTGTTTCAACAGTGATGGGTGTTGTCTTATTAGTAATAATTGTAGTGTCTTGTACAGTTAGTACGTCGTAATTAATACTCGGGTTATCTACTGCAGTACCTGATGGCTTTAAATAATGATCTTCTACATTTGTAATAGTGAACTCTATATCACCAGTAGTACCAGCATCAGCTGCTGTAACTTTTAAAACATCATTAACAACGTATCCTGTGCCGGGAGAACATACATAAACTAGATCAACTGTACCACCAGTCACTCCATATATATTAACTGTCATACCTGTACCAGTAGTACCTTGACCTGATCCAGCAGTTGTAGGTACGTTCCTCATTCTTGTAGCCCCACTTATACCATTTAGCGCCGGGTCTACTGTTAAGGTGTAGCTCCAATCATTTACTAAGCATTCAACGCCTGTAGCAGCATTCCAAATTTCTATAGTTCCATGTGGAGGCCCTTTACTAATGCGTCCGATATACTGTTCATCACCATCTCTGTGTATGTAGAACCACTTAGCATCTGTTAGTGATGTAGTGGCTAGTGTTTTCATAAATTTAGTACCAGGCCTCTTGATCAATCCTAATGTAGGATCAGGGTAAGCATTTAAACATTCTCTTACTTGACCTGGTTTCTTTTTACTGTCTATCTGTTTTGAAACACCACCTAAATAAGTAGGTATTGTTTGGGTTACTGCTGACATTATCTATAAAGTGCTTGATAAGGTTGATAACTATTGTAATAGTTCTGACCAGTAGGGTGTCCGAAGAATGTGTAATCACCTTGAGTGGTTTCATATTCTAAAGCCACTGATCTAGCTTGCATCTCTTTCTGTTGAAGTATTTGGTATAGATTAGTATCACCTACAATTCTACTAGATACAACAGCTGCTGCTTTAGCAACAATATAATCTTGAATAGGGATAGGTAAATCAATCCAATCAAAATGATAGACGATGTCTAATCTGATATCTTCAGCTGCCCCAGAAGTGATCTCAAATGTATGATGATATTTATCATACAATTTAGATTGTGTTTCCCCTGGTTTCTTACGTCTAACTACACTCTTACTATAGTTAGCTGCATTTTGAGTTAAATCGACTTGTAGATAATTATTCGGTATTGTGAATTCTTTATTTGCATCTGTTTGTTTTGTTACATCGGACTCTGTATTAAAAGTCCAACCTTCTGCCTGTACTTCTCGTGACACTGTAAGCAGTGTATTATATACAATCGCAACGTCCGGGTTGGTTTGATCGAGGGTGGTGACAGGAGCCTGACCACAAGACGCCAGGATTTCATTAATAGCAGGTAGTTCTTCTGTAGCGTTAGTGGTAGGAAAAGGCATAATGTATAGATAAAAAAAAAGGGACCCGAAGGTCCCCGTGTATAAGCTAATGCTAAATTATTAAGCGTTAGCAGGATATGTAGTACCGAATGCAGCATCAGCCGTACCTACATGAAGTTCAACAGCAGCAGCTGGATTCAAGAAGTCTGCACCACAGGCCAAACGCCCAAGGATTACATCACCTTGATAAACTACTGAGATGTCTCCACTAGTAACTTGTACTGATGGGCCGATAGCTTCAACTACACCAGCAGCTTCTTTCTGGAAGATCAAGCCACATGACTTGTCGAAAGCATTCTGCTCACCGTAGTTGTTGTTCATGCCGGTAACACCACCGCCATCTTCAAATTCGGTATCGCTACCTACAAATGAACCAGTGTTACCTGGATTGGCGGGACCATCAGTAAGACCATACTTAGTACCGTAGTTACCGAAGAATGGGATATTCATTGACTTGTAGATTTTAATGCCTGCAATCTCAATGATTCCGTTTCCACTCTGTAGTGAAGTACCTTGTACGTCACGGTTAACTAGACCGTTAGTACCTACGTCTTGGATCAGCGAATAATATTGTCTTGGATTCAAGACGGCTACGCGCCCATCATTACTAACACCTTTCTCGTCAAGAGCAGCAGCAGCATTATAGAATGCTGTTACAAGTTTACCTGAGTCGAAGGCATCTGCATCTGCAGCACCAACTTGAATTTGAGTTCCACCTGGCTCTTCATATGTTTTAGGAGTGCCAGCTTTTCCTACTGGTGACGCTTGACGAGCACCTTTAGCGATAGCACGGAAGATCAAGCGGTCATATTTTTCTGCCAAAGCATACCCGATTTTACGGGAGATCTCCGACCGAAGATCGTAGTGAGCAAGAGTCTCATCAAGTTCATATAGGAATGCACTTGAGATAAGCAGATCATCAATTGTGATCGTCTTCTCTGCTACTGGAGGTGCTCCGGCATCATTACCCATGATGCTTTGGCCCGGAACATGGTACTCAGCCGTGGTGCGGCCAGTATAGATGAACTGTAAAGATTTGCCGTTCTTAAGTGTACGCTTCATAACAAGATCGCGAGCGATCGTATTATTCTGGAACCCTTTAAACATTTCTCCACTGAACAACTTAAGGTAAAGTGCTCTAGCTTCAGCCGTAGTCCTTGGTGAACTTACGTCCATGTTTAAGGCACCCGGCGATACAAGTGGTGCCGGGTTTACTGTACTTTGATGTGCCATTGTTAATTAATAAATAAATGTATTGTTTATGTTCTCACGTGAAATTGTTTGATCAATTTGTTTGTGGTCTTTCCCACCGTCTAGACGGCAAAAGGTATCCTCGTAAGGGCTAATGCCAATGAAGGAGAGGTCCTACTCTGAGGTGCCTCTCCTCCTATCTACTTCCGTTTAGTAGACCAAGTCATTTCCATACCGAATCCTAGTAATAATACTAAGAACATTACGTACAGAAGGTCCATCTAGAAGGCCCACTTAAGACCAGCTTTGGTTCCGTAGTTGTTCTCATCAGCATCAGTTGTAAGAAAACTGATTTCTCCATAAACGGACACAGCCTGAGTGGCCTGAAAGGAACCTCCGGCTTTCCCAGAAAACTCGGTATTGGCATCCCCTCCATCGGGCGAGACGATTGCTGGGCCCGCTTGAAGGTAGTATCCGAGACGGTCTACATTCCCTTCATAACCGATATGAAGGTCTGTGACACTTCCGCCGTAGTCTGAGCCTGCCCAACCACTGTTGATTTCTGTGTTGACATAGGGGCCAGCCATTGCAGGTGTCGCAACCATGGTGGCAAGTGTTCCAAGTGCAATAAATGATTTCATTGTTTAGTTTGTTGTATAGTTGTACGCTACTTTGTCTTCGTGTACTTGATGCCACGATAGGTATAAGTGACAGTCATAGGATTTCCTTCTATGATGCAAGCCCCGTTCCCTGCCTGCACGTCATGCGTCAGAGCATTGCTCCGATGAACGGACGTTGTCCCAGTAGTCATGTTTAGTGACGTGAACGCCCTCAATAAATGCAGCCACAAGTAGCAGCATGATTGCAATTATCCAGGGCTCTGTAAAGCGTTTCACTAGTTCAATCTTGTTACTTCTACGTCGCCAACTCCGGCACTGGCCATGCCAATTCGTTCAGCAGTACCATAAGACAAATCAAGATGCCGACCTTCAATGAAAGGTCCACGGTCCGTAATAGTGACAGTCTCGCACGTTTCATAGCAAACGTTGAGCCGGGTTCCAAATGGGAGGGTTTTGTGTGCTGCTGTTGAGGAGAGTTGGTTATAGCGTGTTCCATTGGCTGTTAAGTTTCCATGAAAGCCTGGGCCGTACCAGGATGCTGTGAGTATTAAAGGTGTTAAAAGTGGAATCATTATTTAGAATTGAAGATTTGAGCGTTCTAGTTTTTCCATTACTTCCCTGCGATATGCAGGGTCATCGTCATACTTAGGATCATTCATAGCTTCAACAACTTGTGCTTGGCTTTTGAATTGATTACCACTATTAGATGGTGCTTTACCTGTAAGCATTTGACCATCAGTACCTGAGGCATCGTCGTAACGATATTTAAGAGCTTGTACCGCAAAGAAGCAGGAGAGAGGTTCACCCCTCTCCATCACTGCGTCATACATTTGTATCTCTTGATCTTGTAATGCTCCTTTAGCCCAACCCATCATAGATGTATAACCTTCTTCACCTCCAGCCATTTCTTTCAAACTGGTTGCTTGATCATTACTGAGTTGTTCAGGTTGGTTCTGTTGAACTTGGGAACGATATTGAAGATGCATTCGAGCAAGATCTCTAGTGGACATGTTTCCCAGTTCTTGTAATGTCTCGTCTTTATAAGAGTCAGTTGTAGCTTCCTCCCAAAGACGATCAAGGAATTCAATATCAGGTGCTTCTTCTTCTACCTTTTCCTCAGGTATCTCTGCCACCTCATCAGTAGGAGGCTCTTTATCTTCTGATTTAGATTCACCTAGCTTACCTTGTAATTCAATGTAAGCCTTCTCTAGTTCTTGTGCATTAGTATACTTACCAGCTAACAATCCTTCTTGTTCAGTTTGTAACTGTTCACCAATATCTAGTGATTCCTGTTCGTCTGCATTGAGAACTTCTGCCTCTGGTGAGGCATCATAAGTTAATGTTTCTGCCATAGTTATTGTGGTGGTTGTTGTTGTGTCATTTCCATCTCAGCTTGTGCTTGCTTTTGACCAACTGCAGCCAGCTTGCTAGTTTGCTTAGCTCCTTCCATTTGAAGTGCTTGTTCTTGCTGCATCTGTTGTTGTTGCATAGCTTCTTGCTGAAGCTCTTGCATACTTCTTACAAGATTGAGTACGTCAATACCTGAAGCAGCTGCTAGACGTTTAATGACTTCTTCTGGATTAATGAATTGTTGTAGTGCTTCTGGTCCCATTGTTTGAGCAATGGTTGTGAGGAACATGCCTAGACTTTCTCTGTCTTGTCCGCGTCCTAATGAATTAATACCAGCTACAATAGTTGGGCTTACAATACCTTCAGGTATACGTGGAATCTTACCTGTCTTCTGGAATACGTTAAGCTTACGATCAAGATAAGGTACTAAGAATTCAACAGTAAGGAGGGAGAATAAACCACCTAAGGATTGCTCTAACTCCATTTGAGTGAGACGTACTTCTTCTGCAGTTGTACGTTCAGACTGTCTTACAGAAAGAATAAGGAAAGCATCTGCTAACCTCTTCTCTAACTGTTGAATCATACTATAAGCTGTGGAGAAGTCTGCGGTCTTACCAACCTGGACTACACCGATATCATCAGGTCTTCCTTGTACAATTGCACCGTTACCAGCTTTAGCTAGTGTCGCAGGTTTAGTACTTGAACTAGGACTAACTGTAAACACCACCTTAGCGGCTGCTGCAGAGCCTTCTACCAGTGCTTGACTGAGTGCCTCTAGGGATTTAAGGTCTCCGATAAACTCTTCGACACGGCCCCTTCCATAGCCCTCTCCGTCAAC